CTTTCATGATATTGATATCTTCTTCTGTATAATCACACTCTCGTGCGAAATCCATTAAAACTCTCAAAGCTGCAAAGATTAATTGAGATGGCAATTTTTGATCATACTTACCATAATCCCCACCAAAAAGACGATCCATACCGAATTTTGTTGCGTGTTGGTGAAACTCTTCCCATTCTGGGCCATGTGAGTTTATACCAACAGCACATTCGGATAACAACGGATTCATCTGTAATACTCGGAGGAGTGGTAAATAATATTTCCTAATAAGCCAAGTCAAAGATAGTGCATTTCCGTAGAAAATTCTGCATTTATCTTTAGCCAAGATTTCATCTTTCTTACATGCTTTAGCTATAGGGTAACCTCTCTTACCTTCTCTATAACAATCCTCAATCCTCTTAATTTCATCCATTAAGACAACGTCGAGTTCGCGGTTATTTGGTTTATCGGGAGTTGGTTCCAATTCAGTGACAAACTTTCGTTTAGGTCATGTTAACGGATAACCAACAGATGTATTCAACTTAATAGCATCCATAAATTTCTTTCCTGGAATACCACACAAATTTTCATGATCTGTAAGCGGTCTTGCGTTATTCCAAAGATCATCTTGGAAAACCTTAATTAAAGGTTCCTTATAATCTTGGACGGCGATCGAAAGCAAATCATGTGAATATGGGTGTGCTGGAATAGCTAGATTCGACAAACACGTTTGCCAGCCATACCAATCAGGATTTAATTTAGGTCCACGGTATATATTTGGTACACCGCAAACATCAATAATATGTTCACTAATGGGTGTAGTTTTTACATCAGATTTGCTCACTGCTCGTCCCGGACAAGATCCATAATACTCAATTTGTGAATCAGAAGGAAGATAATTCAATGCACTCTTCTTGTGCAGGGGATCATCTTTCAAGAGTTGAATTCCCAAAACGGTTGTGCGGAATTTTCCGGCTCCTCCTGAAAGTACAACGCCTTGGATGCGTCGCAATTCAGCAAAAGCAGTAAACAATTGTTGTTGTGTAATGCTTCCATAACACCCACGAGGTGTATCGGCAGCGCCACCTAAGTGGACACCGAGAATGACACTACCATTTGTGTCAGACACAAGTGGAGCACCACACAAACCATTGAAAGTGTTAATAGTTAAATTCTTATACATTCCACCTTTGAAAGACTTGTGAGTGGTTACAATACTTGGGGAAGTCATCCCCCGAGCTACAATCATCTCTCCATCTTTCTGTCGCCAATGCATAACAAAAGGAACACCTGGCATATCACCAATGGGAAAATAATTTACAATGTCATTAAATGATCCACCAGTTGGCACATAACAAACTCTCAAATCTGAGTCAGGAATGAAATGAGAGGCAGACTTACTAAGTCTTGCCACAAATTTGCCACCACTAGCTTCTGGATTGCGTTTACGAAAAGTACAATTCAAAACATCACCATACTGTTCAAAATAATGGTCCGGAACTAACATAACATTAGAGCTTAACATAAGACCATTTACCATAGCATTTCCATCATCAAGGTGAATGGATCCATACACTAAACATTTATTCACAACATTACTCAACTGTTCGGTTGACATTCGTTTAGAAACATCAGTGATTGGAAGATCGCGTGGAACAACTTGTGTCCAAACATTTACTTCACCATCTCTAGATTGCACTTGTTCCTTCGTTTTGGGTTCCAAAGACCCATGAGGATCTTCAGCTCGATATGCGCGATACGCTCTAGCCAAACCATATAATGCAGCAATTCCAATTGAAACTCCACAAATGTATTTAGCATATTTATCTCGATGTCGTTTAAGCATTGGAGCAATTTCCATATTTCTCTTTTTAAGGTCTTTATACAAATTCTTTTCTACGCGTTCGACTAAATTACGCAAACGAAAAACTATTTCAAAGAAAAGAATAACTGTGCAATATTTAGCAGTTTGAGTTGAAAATGAATAAAAACAAAATAAAATCATGATAATAAATGTGAAACATGCACGCATCATTTCAGATCTATAATCGCTCTTAAGACGCTCGGCATACATCCATTTCAACACGCTAGGTGCATTCTTATGATCTAATATAGGAGCTGGAACAATTTTAATCCAATCCCATTTGTCAAGAAAATCCATTCCTTGCTCATACAGGAGCTTAGATGCATCTTTATCAAGACGGTCGTACAAAGTATCAACTTTTCTATATTTGCTCGAAGCATACCAAAGTTTCCAAAACGACTTCATAGTTTCTCTACCAAATTGAGGTTCAACATGATAAGGACAATTTCCTTTCAAATGCTTACAATTTTCATGTGAGCAAATCTGAAGATCTACTTCTCGTAACTTCATTCCTTCTAATATTGATTCTTGGTTCAATCGATGAGTATCAAAATCATCAATCGCCCATTGGATACACTCAGCCATGGAAACATCGACCATCAATTTGCCATTATATGTAATAGGTCTATATCCTGCTACAACTGCAAGTTCAGCCGGTTTTACGGCACGTTCAATGGTGACAGTCCAAATATCGTCAAACATTGGGGGATTATAATTTCCCTCAGCATCTGTATAATGCTTCCGGACTAATGCGGAATCAACACCACAAGGTATTCCATCTTGAACACGTTGAAATTCGGGTTTTGCCTTCACTGTGATACACACAAGACGTCGTTGAATAGAGTATGGACAATTGGAATACAAACCAGCATCCAAATTCTTTTTATTAGTCGTTGCGACTGCAATCCAAGGTTCTACAAAACATTTTCCTTTAGCCTCAAGTTCAGCTTTAGGTGCATAATACATTTGATTATTAATGACATCAATGATTGCTCTTGTCGGTGGTTTCTCAACGAAACTCGACTTATCGTTCGAAATGTCATCAAAAATCATCACTAATTTATCAGAGGTCCAATTGGACATGAATTTATCACCTGCGTTATATGCACAACGATACTCTTTGCTAGTAGGCATACCTTGGCTTGCAAGAACAGCGTCAATAAGCTGATCTCCAAACGTAGTTTTACCTTGACTACTCTCTCCAAAAAGTTCAATAGCCCAAGGGGCATGGCGAACTCCTGACGAGATTTTCATAGCAACAAAATCATTCTGCACAATCAAAATCTTTTGGTACTTGTCCATAACTAATTTCTTCTCAGGCCCTCGTAAAGACTGAGATAAATTTAAAAGAGATGTGGACAACCTATTTAGGCGTTTCTCAAATTCTTGATCTGATACTTCTGCAAATTTTAAGATTACCATTCTTGACTAAATCATACCATGCCATAACCTGAGCGAACTCTTGGTCAAGCTCCATGGCAGTCCTATCGTTGACAAGCAATGGTCTCAATGACCCTGATTGATAACACAAATAGGCACCTTCAGTAAAGAAGATGACTGTCTCAAAAAGAGCATCTGCAATATCATATGCAGACATGTGTTTTTCAATAAGATCTGGTGAAAAGACTTTAAATTGGCCAAGATTGAATTCGAGTGATGAAACATCACACAAACCAATCATGACGAGACATCCAAGAAGTTTTGACACTTGTTTAAATGCTCTATTAGTCTTACACAATTGCCAATTTTGGCGGACATCACGAAGACAATCCAACCAATCTGGGGTTGCGCTTGATTGTGGTGAAACGAGAAGTTCCTCAACAAATCCTTTCACTGTTTTAAAAAGTGATTTTGTAGTACGACCTTGGGCCCAAGTCAAAACTGACGTAATGACACCCAATGGTGTACTTTGTTGTGAAAGATTTACTAGAAGAAGAATAACTCCTTCTACTTCTCTTAAAACTTTATCTGGAATATCAATGTTGGCAAATTTTGCCAAAGCGTCAATCGAAAATGACGCTGCTGAAATAGTCTCTAAGCCAAAGTGTGGCTGATAGGACTCTTCGGAAATAATATCCAGTTCAGGAAGAGTTTCAAACTCTCGTTTCCATTTTTGCGAATTTTTCCAAACCTTATTATTTTTAAAAGGTCTGCGAGCTGCTTCGCGCTCGTTGTGTTTTTTGCGTTGAAATTTAATTCGTCGCGTCTCCTTTGCGGAGAATGGGTCCAATTTTTCTTTTAAAATGAATCCCATATTGCCAATATTACCACCAAAATTCGTTTATTATCTGTAAGCAACTTTTTTCTCATGAAGGGGTGGTTTATTGTTATTGATAGAACGGGGAACTTTCTTAACCCTATTCTTCCAATTCGGTCATATAGTGTTCTTCAAGCAATAATGCATATAATGATCAGGACATCGGTTTTACCCATGCGGTACCGGCCTACACACATACACATTACCGAAATTTATTACGTTATTTTCCAAAATAATGAAAATG